TCGGTGGGGCAGCGCCCCGGTTGGTTCCACAGTCATAAGGGCCGTCAGCCCTATGCGTCAACAACTATTTCCCCAGCCCCTCCAGCCGATCCGCCACCATCTTCAGATACCCCTCGGCATCTCGCCACGAATCCACATACAAGCAATCCCCGTTCAAGATGCGTCCCAACTTGTTCGCCACCATCTCCAACGACTCCCGCGCATCAGCCGGCAGCTTCGACCAGTTGGCGCTGTGACGCATCGCAGCCTTGATGTTCTGAGCGACCAGCGACACGCCAGTGAACTCGCCATATCGCGTCCCGCGCTCTTCTAAAATCTGATCGATTTCCATGCCCAATTTCCCTCCGTATCGGTACCGCCCGCATCGCCGGTAACTGGTAACGGTACCTAAAGGTACCTGTTACCGCCGTTACCGCTCGACGCCTTGCCCCGTTTTCGTTACCGGTTCTGTTACCGGCATATGCTTTACCTATAGTTTTCAACAACTTCTGCGGTAACTTTCTAAAAGTTACCGGTAATTACCGGGCTATTTCCCGCTGTTTTTTATCATGACCATCAGGCCAGCAGTTTTGGGGCAAATTACCGCGAATCCGGCGTCCATTACCGCCACCATTTCAGCCACAATCAGCGCACCAATTAGCTTATCGGAGACGCTTGGTTTGATGTATTGACGGGCCGAAGATTCGGTCAATTCCAGCTTTGTTTTGACATGATCCAGCAGCGCCGAGCGCGACACAAAAGGCTTTCCATCGACGATCTCGGCACCAGAAGCCCACCAAGCGGCCTCGAACATCTTGCGCCACATATCTAGCTTTGACTCTTTGCGACGCTCTGGCGGCGCTTCCTCGGCCACCAGCACCGCGCTGCTCACCGCCTCGCCGTCCTCATCAAGCCAGCCGTTGATTGCGACCGCCTGCAACCGCGCGTAGATCGGCGCAGCTTCCTCGGCGTCCTTGGATTTCCGCTGCACGATCTGGATTGGCGCGTCACCCTTTGCCGGTATCACGCTGATCTCAATTTCCAGCGCCCCCTTCCATGCCGATGATCCGCGCGCCCTGTGCTGGGCCTCATCTGACACGCCAGTGTGATGCACCAGCAGCACGGAACAACTGAACTCCCGCATCAGGCTGGCACAAGCATCGATCATCGTCTTGGCATCGACTGAAGAGTTTTCATCGCCCGACAGGAACCTGTGCAACGTATCGACGTTTATAAGGCTAGGCGGATGCGGTAGCGCACGAATGGCATCGACCACGCGGGCGTAGCCTTCCGGCGTATTCAGATCGGTGCCGGTCTTGGAAATCCACATATCCAACTTACCAGCGCCATGATGTTGCTTCCAAGCTGCAACGCGGCTGCGCAAGCCGTGGTGGCCTTCACCAGCCAGATAGACCACCGGGCCGGGCTTGACGCGGTGTCCATGCCATTCAGTGAGACCTGATGCGATGTGAAGGCTCCAGTCCAGCACGGCAAAGGTCTTGCCGCCGCCAGATGGGCCATGCACCATAATCAGCGCGGCCTCTTGCAACCAGTGTTTGACCAGCCACCGGATCGGCGCAGGCTCAAGGCAGAAGTCATCGGCTGGGGTCAGCCAATCGGTCGCGGGCAAAGGCATCAACAATACCTTGAGATCATAGCCGCCCGCCAGATAGTCGTTCGCATCCCCGGGTATTGGTGGCATCACAACCCGTGCGCCATGCTTGGCGCTGGCCTGATCGGCATATTTCTGCCCGGTGCCTGACGAGTCGTTGTCAGCGACGATGGTAATGCTGCCGCCAAGCCCGACCAGTTCACGGATGGTTCCGGTGACCGGGACGAGATTGGAAGCCGAATAGGCCACGACACACGGTCGCCCAGTGACTTCGTAGATGGTGGCGGCAGTGGCAAAGCCCTCGGCAATGTAAATCGGCCCCGGCTCGTCCATCGTCCCGACAGTCCAGTAGCAGCCACCTGTCTGTCCACCAGAATGATAAAGTTTGCCGCCGTCTATATCGATATATTGGAGCGAGGCGAGTTTGCCCTCTGGCGTATAGAGTGGCACCACCAGCCGACCATCACCTGTAACGCGCGATCCGTTGATGCCTATGCCCTTGCGCGCCAGATAAGGGTGCGCGGGATCTGCCCCCATGCAATTTGTCCAGATGGCTTCAACGGTGTTCGCGGCAGTCTCACGGGTGCGGGCAGTCTCGGCATCGCGCGCGGCTTTCGCCTCATTCATGCGGCGAGCGTGAGCCATTTCCTCGGCTGGGGTAAGGCTGCGACCAACATCAGCCCGCCACGTTGATTCCATGCCAGCGCGCCAGCAACCGAAGCGCCCAGCGGGGATGCCATCGGAGTAAGCCACATACCAACCGGATTTATCGCCCGCGCCGGGCGAGCCTTTGGTGCCGGAGTTGAAGCGATGCATCTTGCCGTCCAGCACAATTTCACGCGGCGGTGTCAGCCCTGCGCGTTGCATGGCATCAAGCAACTGCGCGGCAGGTGGATCAGGCTGTGCCACTTTCGGAGGCGACCACGGGCCACCTAGCACATTTGTTAGATCAGCCATTAGCCCTTACCCTCTCAGAAATGATAGCGTCGAAACCTTCGAGCCAATCTTTGTGCTTCCGCGCATCGCGTTTACCGCCATTCATGGCAGATTCGCGCCCAGCTTGAAACTGGAGGATGTCATTAGCCATCGATCAATGGCCCAGCGAGATAGTCCGAAAGCAATTTCATCGTCGCATATGTTGGGTTAGCATTCGCCCCTGTGCGAATCGCAGCGATGGTGTTGCGATGTATGCCGGTGCGCGCCGATACCTTTTCGACGTTGCGATCATCAAGCGCCGTTCGGATTTGGTCTAGATTGAGCATTTTGTGTGTCCCTTCTTTTTTTGAACATTTGACGCTTTACAAGCACACAATCTGGCTGTAAAGACATTTTCACGCACCGACTGGATTGGCCGACTGGTGCTGAACATGGAGGGCCTTCAATGGCAATCAATCTAAAAAAGACGGGCGGGTTATCCGCCAACGGCGTGAAGCTGCTCTGCTACGGGCAGGCTGGCGCTGGCAAGACGAGCCTCATCCGCACACTACCAAACCCGGTGGTGCTGTCGGCAGAGGGTGGGCTGCTGTCCATCCAAGACGCGAACCTACCCTACATCGAAATTGCCGACATGGACGATCTCATGGAGGCGTTCGCTTGGTGCAAGTCATCGACCGAAGCGGTTGGCTTCGAAAGCGTGGCGCTAGACAGCATCAGCGAAGTGGCTGAAGTTGTCCTCCAGCACGAACTGCGCAAGAACAAAGACGGGCGCGCTGCATATGGTGAGTTAAATACGACCATGCAGGAACTCATCCGAGCGTTCCGCGATCTGCCCGGCAAGCACGTTTACATGAGCGCCAAGTTGGAAAAGTCTCAGGATGAGATGGGCAAGCTCCTCTACAATCCGGGGATGCCGGGTAAGAGCCTGACGCAGGGCCTGCCATATTTCTTTGATGAGGTGCTGGCGCTGCGTGTCGAGCGTGACGCAGACGGCGCAACCCAACGCGCCCTGATGTGTGACGGCGATGGTGCGTGGCTCGCCAAAGACCGCTCAGGCAAACTTGAGACATGGGAAGCGCCCGATCTCGGTGCGATCATCGCAAAGATTGGCGGTGCAGCATGACCGTCTCAATCTATCAGCAATGGCTCAACGCCAAGGCAATCGAGACCTCCGCAATCAAGACCCGGCGCGATCTGGAGGACGCGATGGTTAAGAGCCTTGGCATTGCCGAGAACCTTGATGGCACCGTCAACGTCGATGCGGACACTTACAAGGTCAAGATAGAGGGCCGCATCAACCGCAAGATCAACGCTGACAAGTTGCAAGAATTGGCGGCTGAGAATGGCCTTACCGAGCATCTTGCAAGCCTGTTCCGCTGGAAGCCGGAAATCAACGCCGCCGCTTGGAAAGCAGCCAAGCCGGAAATTACCTCCCCACTGCTTGACGCAATCACGGCAACGCCGGGGCGTCCTTCTTTCACCATCACCAACAAGGAAATTTGACATGGCATTTCTTGAAGAAACTTTCGTCGCTGACGATCTTCCGCAGTCCGACCGCAGCTATGACTTGCTGCCCGAGGGCTGGTATGACGCGACGATCAGCAAGGCTGAAGTCGGCAATACCAAAGCTGGCACCGGCACCAAAATTGATGTGCGCTATGACATCACCGGGCCGACGCAGCAGGGGCGGGTCATTTTCGCCAGCCTCAACATTCGCAACCCTAATCCCGAAGCCGAGCGCATTGGCCGCGAACAGCTTGGTGAATTGATGCGCGCTATTGGCCTGACCAAAGTGCAGGACTCCGACGAACTGATCGGCGGACAGGTCTGCATCAAGGTCAAGATCAAAAAGGCAAGCGCCAAGGACATCGCTAACGGTTACACGCAAGACCGCAACGAAGTCGGCGGCTGGAAGGCGATCAGCGGGTCAATGGCCGCAATGCCGAAGGCTTCGATGCCGAAGGCATCTGCACCAGCATCTGCACCAGCCAGCGCAAGCGCCAAGCCGCCTTGGGCTAAATAATGAGTATTCCCC